TCGTCCATATATATTCGAGTCGTTCCGCTTCTCTATTATATTTAAATACAGTTTGATCGTAGTCAGGTGTAGGACAAGATTCACGAGCAGCAAAATAATTCCTAAATACATTAGGCATAAGTTTTTCATTTTTAGTTATTACCACAACATAAAAATCTTTAATAAATATTTTACTATGCTTTTCAACACACTCTACAAGATTCTTTAAATAATCTTCCTGCATCTCGCGCTCAAGAGCAATAGGATCTGTCGTCTCAGGTTGTTTTTGAAGTAGTTCTGATGAAATTTTACCAACGGTATCGCGTTTCATATGCTCCTTATTTTAAATTACGGTTATAATATGCAATTTTTTATCACATAAAGCAATCTAGAAGCTATTATTCAGGTATTCAAGGTAAGAATGATCCCCCCTGTAATGCCGCTAGCAATGAGAGGGGGGATATGGAGAGAAAGTCACATCGTAGCGTAGATGTGTGTCTGAAAAAAGTCTATCTCTTCTTCTTTGATTTCTTCTTTTTCTTAGACTTTCCTGCTTCAGAAAGAGCAATTGCTAAAGCCTGTTTAGGATTAGATACAATGGGACCTTTTTTAGATCCAGAATGAAGTTCTCCGGATTTAAACTTATCAAGCTCTTCTTTCATGCGTTTCTTTTTAGCTTTTTTAGGAGCTGATGGTTTCAAGATAGGCATTTTAATCCTTTTTATTTGCCGCAATGTGGGCAGTCATGCTTTTTGCTTTTATGTTTCAAACCTTTAAGGGTTTCAGCAAGACGTGCGCGCTTACCTTCAACACCTTTTTTCTTTTCAGCTACTTTCAATTTCTTTTCAGGAATCTTTTCGCCTTTTTTAATATGTAATTCTTTACGAAGAGCACCAGGTTTTTTTATGGCGTCTTTTATCCAATTTTTCTTTGCCATTAGCGATCACTTTCATCGTACATATTTAAACGTTCTGGGAATTGCCATGCGTTAAATTCTCTATGAATAGCTTGATCAGAAAGATTAGCCATCTTTGTATGATCTTCACGAATCATACGCGCATCTTGTCGCTCTTGTTTACGACGTGGATCTACATTCTCAAAAAATGTAGCTCTTAATATTAAATCCATTGTATCTCCTAACGAACCCGAGAAGTTTCCTCAAAAACCAAACGCTTATTAACTTTTTTTTCTGATTTAGTCTTTTCAGCATCCGTCCTGATATTAGCAGGAACACCCATAATTTTATAGGCAATTTTTATAGCGCGTTTGCCCCATCTTAACATAGCTGGCATTATAATACTCCTTTAAAAAAAGGGAGAGCCTAAACTCTCCCTCCGATAGTATAGTATGTAGTGTGTTAGCTCTACTTATACTTTTTTTGGTGCAAAATGTTGCTTACGTTTACTATCGTCAGCATCCATTTGCTTATCAATGCCATGCAATGTGTCATCAAGTCCGTCTGGCATTGAAGGGCCAGTTTTTGGATAAGGTTTCATCATCACATGTTGTGGAAGATTAGCAATTTGTGAATGATCTTCTGAAATCATTCCGGCATCTTCCATCTCTTGACGACGACGAGGTTCTGCGCCTTCGTAATGCCCTTCTGAAAGCGAATGGCTTCTGTGTGCAGATCTTTCTGCATGATGTCTTTTAGCTGCCATGGGCGGCCTTTCTAGTTACTGCAGACCAACTATGAATAGTTGCCGCAAGGTTGCAGGCATATGCCTGTAATATACCTCTAACTTAAGAAGCTGGAGGAGTTGTATTCGGAGATTTTACATTTTGTGCAATTGTTTCAGAAAGAGTAATAACTTTTTCAACAAGAGCTACTACGCTTTCGATATTCTGCACGTTACCATTTGTAACAAGATTTTCTAAAATAGAAAGTAATTGGATCATAGTATCTCCTTTATTCGTTGTTTGTGGTTTCTTCATTTTCCAAGATGAAATCATCTTCATCATCTTCTTCTTCAATATCATAAAAATATTCGGAGTCTGGCAATTCGCCGGTAAAATGAACACTGCCTCTCCCATTCTTCTGTTTATAAGATGAAATAAATTCGCTCATAAATTTATTTATATATTGAATATCTTGAGGAGAGTCTATTAAAAAAAATAACATCAATCCATACATCATAATATCGCTTCACTTGGTTCAGTAATTTGTTCTTCTTCTTTTTTTACCTTATGAGATAAAAGAATCAATTTCTCGATGTGCGCCAGATCCATATCATCTATTTCTTTAAGCGCTTTAACAAGGTTTAAGAATCCTATCTCTTTGTCTTTTACTGCTGCTGCTTTACGTTCAACAGCTAATGCTTCATTCTCTTCAACACGACTAATGCGTTCCAACCCAAGTCCCTGATCTGCTGCAGCACGAGCATGGGCCAACTCCGTCCTTGCTTGTATTTCAGCCATCTGAACTTGTTGCTGTTGTTGTTGCATTTGTTGTTGTTGTTGATTAGAAGCAGTGATCGTTTCGATAAGTTGTTTCTTGTTTTGAAGAGTACATGATTCAAGTAATGCAGTATCTGGAATAGGAACTCCAGATTCCTTCAAATGAAGCAATTGTGCGAATTCCATTTGACGCTGCGTAGTCGTATTCATGCCCTCTTCAACAGCAGCTCCATACTTACCAAAAGCTTTATTATAGAATTGAGCTGTTGGCTCTTTTCCTTCAAGAATCTTTTTAATCTTTCCAGGAGTAAAGTTCGCTTGGATAATATCAATCATAAGTTTACCAAGAAGCTTCTGTGATCTATCTAATTGATCAAAGAGTCCCTGAAGTGTTGTAAGACCTGCCCCTTGCCGTAACATGGAAAGTATTCCAGCTTTATCATCAGTAGCGGATCCCACAAGTTCTTCATTAACTCCAGATATCTGGGATATTTCTTCACCAAGAATACGAGAAAGTTCAATCATTGATGGTGGAACTTGTGGCGGAAGAATCTGTTCAACATCCGTCATCATCGCTTCTTGCTTAAGCGCCAGACCACGACCTTGACCAGAAAGGAAAACATCTTTTGGATTTACTAAAGCATTCTCTTTATATTTCCACCCAGAATTGATCTGAGACTCAAGAATATCGAGTTCAATTACTTTGCGCCGGTTGTAGAGAAACTGGGCGTCTCTGAGTCCACGTACCACGCCCTGAATGCGCCACGGAAAGTATGGCATCTGGGGATTATAATAACCGAGAACAGGAACGAAAGGATAATTATCGATTCCCATAGGGTTCGGGCCGTCATACATCACCTTTCCTTGAACAACAATCGCTAAGCGAACTGTTGGAATTTCATTTTCAATAACCGTAACAGATGGATAGGTATGTAAAAATTGTTTAAGACGGTCGTCGTCTTCGCTCTTCCATTCCATCGTCTCACCAGTTTCAGAATCAACAAGCATCTTCTGAGTTCTGTAATCGCGATAATAAAACTCATCATATGTAAGAAGATTCTTCATGCCATAGTTATATGATTCTGGCATGAATTGGAATTTACCATCTCTTCCATTACCACTATCGCCACCTTGAAGCCCTAAGATTTCCTCCGACTTGTCCGGCAACAAGGAAATACATTCTCTTTTTGTGAGAAATGATCTCTTCCATATAGAGTTACAATCAGAAAGATCTGCCTTACGGAAATAAGGATCAACCAAAAAACTATTATACGAACAATTGTCGACACGAATATTTCCTGAAACGGGATCTGATCTATAATCTACCCAAACCTGTAAGAAGTTCATACCCGTAACAAGAGCGCCGTGAAACGATTCCGAAATAGTTTCAAGCACACCTTCTTGTTGATTTATCCACAACAAAGTCTTTGTAAATTGATCTGCTGTTTCTGCATCGCCATTTTCAACAGGAGTAACAACAGTAGATTTACGATTACGGCGCTGATGACCGCTAATCATATTTATAACGCGACGAATACGATTGAAATTAAATTGACGTCGACGATTGGCGGGAAGATTACCATAAAGATCATTCCATAAAGTCTGATCGCCAGCTTCAAAGCGTGTATCAGTATCTGCTTCAGCCCAAAAAGATTGATTAATTGTTATGCTCTCCGCATAAAATGCTTCCATTCGAGCAAGTATATCTTTGTGTTTCTCATCGTAATAGGCCGGCCCTATCTGCGGAAATAGCATTTAATTCTCCTCATTGTTATGCACCACAATAAGATTGTATCTCATTGTAGAATCGCACAATAAGGATATCAAGTTCCCACTAAATTTCTCTAATGAATTATTTTTTTAGGAATATTATTTTTAGGTTGTTCTTTATCGATATAATCATTAAGTTTTTCAAGATCAATATCATTTACATCAGCAATAGAATGACAAGCATCAATCAAGGTATTATGAATCTTTAAAAAGAAATGCGAATCAAGAGAATCGCCAAGTATAGAAAGTGATTCGGACACAAGGCCAATATCATAAATAGCTTTACAGATATGCTTCTTATCTTGTTTATTTAATTTATTCATCAAAATCTTCATTAAAATATTTTGAGCATCCAAATCCATATGAACAAACATAATATTCAATCTCCTTAACTGGAAGAGCTGGATATATATAAGGAGAATCATAGAGCTCAGGAATTATTTTTTGATGTATAAATTCATCGATATTTTCTATTTTTTTATCGCAAACAAAACAAGTTTTTAAATTAGAATCTCTCAATATAATAGGTTCTGGCTCATGGAATCCTTTTATGATAGTAAATTTAGTGTACCCAGGATTTCCATTAGATAATCTAGGAGTATGATCACAGCATAATGAAACAATTTCTTCGATATTTTTTATTATAAGTATTGCTTTATTAGAACATTTATCGCATTTATTTCTTCGAAAATTTTTATTATCTCTAAAATCTATTTCGCAATATGCGCAACGTTTAATATTAAATTTTTGATATTCTAAACAATTCTTGCAAGAATTTTGTTTCATTCATTTCCTTAATAATCTGGCAAATCAGTTCTAAATATAGCGGGCATATTGGCATTATCTCCTAACATTGCTTCTCGATAACGTCGATCAATATCTTCTGGCGTTGCTCCATCACGAGTTTTGGGCAGAGA